CCCGTCCTTGATATTCGTAGGCAGTTGGCTCGTGTGCTGATAAACAATAGCCGGATAGCCGGTATCTTGCGGTATCTGCACAGGGAATATCCTGCTGCCGACAAGCCCGGTTATCGTTGCATCGTTGCTCAATAAGTTATATGTCAGCTTGCCTAAGTTCAATCAAGGTTATTTTTTCGCGCTGCCTTGCGCTTCAAAGCATCAATTTCGCGCTTGATAAAAGCTTTCACTCTAGCCTCTTGGCTTTTTAAAGCAGGTGTCATAACGCGGTCTCGAAAAGCGATTGCACTGCCGTATATCATTTGAGCATAAAAAGCGTTAACGTTGCGCTCATTCTTGCCGTAGCTTTTCGCCCTTGCGTTGCGTTGTATGCGCGGGCCTATAATAGCAGAAATAGCTCTTTTTAACTTAAACACCCGAATAGATAGCTGCAAGTTGCCAGGGTAATAAGCCACTCTGTCCTCCGTCCTGCTGCCTCGCTTCGCTCTAAGACTGCTAACAAGTTTACTTGCGCTTCGATAGTGATAATGCACTTTGTTCGATCGTGGCGCTCTAGCTCTTGCAGCATACTTGACAAATTCACCTGCTTTCAGGTTAATCCTTCTTCTTTCTTCACTGTCAGAGATTTCTGACAATGCATTTGACATTCTTAGTATTAAGTCCTCCACCTCTACCTGAGAACTTTCTAATCCGATGTTTCTAGTCCTTGTTCTCCTTAGTTGCTGCCCGCTTGCAAGTGCTTTTCTGTATGCCCTGTATTGCGCAGCTCTCGATGCAAAATACTCTCTGCCCCTCGATGTTAATCCTACTCTTCTTTGCGCCATCTCAATAGCTCGTTATGGGTTCGTCAATCTCGCACTCTAAGCGCATGTACATCTGCTTTGCATCAGGTAGTACAGTCCTGATATTGAATTTCTCATTATTGTGAGTCATTCGCCATTCAGCGTTAATCTCGCTGTTGAACCGTATTGTCACTAAGCAGTTAATGCGCGATGTAATCCTGCTTGCCTCTCCGCTCTCGTCTGAGCCTGATTCTTTGTACTCAATGTGCGCCCAAGTTTCAGCCTGCGGGGTGTACGTCTTCTCCTTTTCGCCGTAGTCATTAGGCGTGTAGGTAGGCTTCAGGAATTGCACCCTATGCCGCATACGCCCTATGTTCTCCTTTTTGTTGTACATCAGAAACGGCTTACTCTGTAGTGATCAAGCATCACCCTGCTCTGTGTTGGAAGGTTGTACACGCTGTCCTCCCGGTTGTCGTACCATGCGCCAATCATCAGCAGTAGTGCCTGCTTGATTGCTACAGGCACACTATCTGCATCCGCATAGCCTGCCCTGAATGTCACCACAACGCTTGCAGGAATATCCTGTGCTGACTGCCATGAGTAGCCGTAGACAGGTGATACGCTCGGCGGACGGCGATAGGTGTCAACCTTGTAATTAGCAGCGTCCTCAGTAATGTTTGTGCCACCCTCGTCAATGAACACCACGCTCGTAACGCTGATAAGCGGCGAGCGCCATAGCACTAACGACTGATAAGGGTTAAGGCGCGTTGTTGCCGGGAAGCCATCAAAAGCCTGCTCGTAAGTTGTATCAATCAGCGCCAAATTCGTGTATTCCTCTGCCTGTTGCCGGGCAGCAGTAATTAGCGCTGTGATGTAATCGTCATCAGCAGAATAATCTACTTTGAGGTGCGCCTTTGCTTCCGCTAGGCTTACAGGCTCCTCAGCAGGTGCTGACGTAACTTTGAGCATTTACTTTCGTGGTTTGCGCCCGCGCTTCTTGCGCTCAGGCTTCGGTTCTGCCTTTTGAGGTTCTGCTTTCTGCTCGGTATCTGCTGCCTTTGGTGCTTCAGGCTTAGGCGTTGCAATTGTTGCTGTCCTGCGTTCTGCTGCCTTCCGGCTAACAGTGGTTTTCGCAGTACCGACAATCTCAGCAAGCCCTTTGCGCTGTAGCTCAGCAGCTTTCTCGTCTGTAACGGTTTGAAGGGAACCCGCAGGGAAGGTATAATCCCTCCCTGCAAGGCCCTGAAATATTCTCACTTCCTTCATTAGGATGCAGCATTTTGCAGCACCTTGATGGCGTTGGCTTGAATCAGCTCACCGTCCATCCGGCGGTAAGAGATGAAGCCAACCTTCAGCTCGTCCATGTAGCGCTCCTGCATACGGACAAAAACCGGATCTCCTGCCAAGCGGATAACATACTTCGAGAAGTCACCGAAGGCTACCGGCTTGTTACCTGCACCGAGGTCTGCCATGTCGTTGTTCACGCTGTAGGCATAGCCCTCAAGGGTGTCAGGCTCCCCATCGCGCATTGAAGGCACCCACAGCGGGCGGTCGTCAGCAGAGCCGAAGCTCAGCTTCTTGATAGCCGCAAGGGTGGTGTCGTTGAACATCCAAATGCCGTTCGGGCGGTATGCGCGGTCTACGCTGTGCAGCAGGTCAACAAGCTCAGCACGGGTGATTGCATCAACAGCGGTAGCCGTTTTGCCGACAGTAGCAGCAGTCACAAAGCCGTTAGGCTGTGCAGTGCCGGTGCCGGTGGTGGCGTGCTGGTTGATGATGCGCCCCAAGCGCTCAGCAAAGCTGTCGATGATGAAGTTCTCCAGGTCGAACGCTGTGTCCTGCGCAAGCTGCACAGATACCTTCACAATACCGGAGGTGTAGGTGTAAGCGTCGAGCACCTTGTTCGCAAAGGTCATATCCTGAACAGCAGCAGCACCTGCTGTTTCTGTAAGGATAGAGCCGATTGCAGAGGTGTCGTCAACAGTTGGCCCGTCTACCTGATTCCCTGTAGCGGTTTTGTACAGGCGGGCGTCTTTAAGCATGTCACGAACATACTTCATGCGGATTTCTAGCTCCTCGCTGACTCCCTGCGTGATGGGGTCACCACCCTGTGCGTCGGCAGTGGTCTGCGGGTCAGTACCACGCTTTTCCATCAGGATTTGCTGCTCGCTTGCATTCAGGGAGGTAGCGCCCCAACGGAGATACTTGCTGAAGATGCTGCGGTATTGCTTGTCCTTGTCTTCCGGGGACAGTTGCTTGGTAGCCTGTTCGGCTTCACCACGCTGTGCCCGCTGCTCGATCTGCTCTTTTTGCAGTTCTTCAACGCGCTGCTGGCGCTCAAGCTTCCGGGTAAGCGCCTGATAGTCCTCATCGAACTTCATGAAGCGCTCATCCTCCTCTTTGTTGAGGTCCCGGCTCTGCTTCTCTGCGCTGTTGACAATATCGCGCATCTGTTCCTTGATCCATGCACGGCCCTCGCGCAGTTCCTGTGCGCTCGCCTGGCCATTGAGCA